ATGAAAAAATAAGGCTTCGGAAATCATAATTTCATCTTTTTCTTTGTTTTGATTGTTATAATCCTTATTTTTGCAGAAAAGAAACGGGTTTGTAGGCAAGTCGTGGATTGCAGTTCCACGGGGCTACTACAGATTCGTTTTTTTATTCCAGTTGCGGTAGAGTTTCCGTAATATGTTACGTGTTGGCGGTACTATTTTTACTGGTATATGAAACTTTAATTCTGTTTTTTCCATTTTTCTCTTTGTTTTGAAGATTATTGTTTTTATATTTGCAGAAAGAAACGGGTTTGTAGGTAAGGCGTGCGATTGCAGTTCCACGAGAGCTACTACAGATTCGTTTTTTTTATTCCAGTATCTCCAATATTGTCTTCTGGTCGGTAACACTGTGAAGCTTTACCAATCCACCATATAGTTCACGGACGATAATCCAAGATTCTTCACCTTCTATTTTAATTTCAAAAAGATGTGCTTTTGCCTCAGGGTCATGCTTGTCTTTGCCATGTCCTAAATATCTGGATTTTCTTAAAACGTCCTTTATGTCAACAATCAATTCATTTTTTGCTGCATAATGTTTATGAGGTTGGTTTAACCACTCTTTAATACATGCTCCTGTAATAAGGATTTCCTTGTCAAACTTTTCATGAATGATTTTTTCCTGTTTCAAAGAAGCAGCCTCTCTCTGTAGTTCCTTTCTTCTTTCCGCAAAATCCGGCTCCACCTTCACCTTGATGGGCTTGGGTAAATCCACCTTTTCGCTCATATACTTCTCTACCGCCTTCTTGGCTTGACGGGTAGCCTTGGCGATGTAGGGATGCGAGTCGCTGAAGAGCTTGCCATCCTTGCCGGGGTTGTTGTCCAGCCCGTCGGCAGGGCGGTTCTGCTTGGGATTCGGGTCGTCGGGGATGGCGGTAGGCGGCTCGTCGGTGTTCTCCAGGCTGCACTTGCACCCCCAGCGGTCGCCCGGACGGTGCGAAAGCCAGAACGGGTGGTCGATGGGCAGTGTCACACCCCAAAAAATCTTGTGGTCGGCTCCCGGCTGTGCGCTGGTGCTCGGTATCCATGTGAGATTCGGCATGATGTCGGCATTCTCTTCGAAGCGTTGCCAGTCCGCCGCCTGCTGTGCACGGATGACCGCCGTATTGTATTCGGTACGTAGCCAGTGGCCTACGTGATGGTCGAGCATGGGTTCCACGTCCTTTGCCCATCGGTCGAAGGGCTTCAGTGTGCCGTCCTCGTCGTAGAGCTGTGCGGCGATGTCGTTCTGCATGCGGTGCACCTTGAAGGCACTCCACCGGGCGGTGTTCCAGTCCATGAGGTTGCGGAACTCCCTTTCTACCTCCGCACCACTTTCTGCCATGCCCTCATCGGTGGCTTGGAGCATGATGCGCAGCGTCTCGTCAAACAGGTGTTCCTCGATGTCGGTCATGGGGCGGAACTCCTTCGAGTAGATGCGTTTCAGGGCTTCGGCCAATGCTTTTTCATCGAAGGTAAAGGCTGATGAAACGTCCGAAGCTTTCGCCTGAAGGGGGATGCCGTCGCCCAGCATGTAGTCGATGTCATCGAGGTCGGGCAGTTCGGGTGTGCCGTAGTACAGCTCGTTCATTACCATTCTAAAGCCCCGTCGCCTTGCGGGGCTTGGGCGAAAAAACGGTTTTTCGGGTTTTCCTTGGTGGGTGGGTTCAGATCCTTCACGTTGTTCAGGATGACACGCTGTGATTCCATTTCCGCTTTCAGGCGGTCGTAGTCCTGCGGCTTTTCGATGCCGAGGGTTTCGTACAGGTAATCGTCGCTCATGGGCAGCTGGAAGGTATCGTGTGCCTTCTGCAAGAGTTCCGCCTTCTGGATGAGGGTCAGTTCCTCTTCTTCCACAAACACGAACTCGCCCCCTTCGGTGTTCACGCCCAATGTGGCGAAGATGTCGGTCATCTCGTAGTTCAGGATGTTCAGGATGAAATGCCCGTCCTGGTCGGTCAGTTCGTCCTCCACCTTGCGATGGACGGTACCGAGTGCCTGTGTGCCCGTTTCGCTGGCTTCGGTAGTCAGTGTGTTGCCCAGCACCGCCTTGCTCATTTCGGCATTGCAACGCTCGATGAGTGAGGCATAGACTTCGGCACTGCCGGTCTTGTTTCCTGCTTCGACGAATTCGAGGGTAGTTCCGTCCGGGCAGATGAACACGCTGGCACTTCCTTGGTTCATAGCATCGTTCATGGCAGCGGCACGGCTTTCGGGGTCGGCAGCATCGTAGGTGTATTTGCGTATCGGCATCCCGAATATTTCGGAGAACTGCGCCCAGTCGCCCATCGAGCCACGCTTGTAGATGACGTAGGGTGCGTATTGCTTGGCTTTGGCGATACCTTTTTAAAAGCTGATGCGTAAATTGTTCGGATGTCATTTGGCGGTCTGAACGATAGTTCTTATATTTGCGGAAAAGGAAACGATTTGTAGGTAAGGCGTGCGATTGCAGTTCCACGAGAGCTACTACAAGTCCGTTTTCCTGCAAATGAATTGCAAAAAAAAAGAACAAGTCTTTATCCTTAACAGTTGCATGTATGAGCAACGCTGGATTTAGACTTGTTCCTTTTTTATATTACGTAAAAGCATTTATACCTTTTTTCATTTATTCCCCTTGGCACTGTTGTGGGTCTTGCAGAGCATTTCACAATTTTCCAGTGTGGTTGCCCCGCCTTTGCTCCAGGCTGTCACATGGTCGGCTTCCATTTCGTTGAGCTTGTAGATGCGTGTACGGTTGGCATTGTTGCCTACGGCACATAGCGGACAGTTGGACACTCCGTTTTCCTTTGCCTGTTCCGTTTGCCGTTTGTAGGCGGCTTTCTTGGTGGATTCTTCGAAGAAGCGGATGTTCAGCAATCGGGGGTCTTTTTCTCCTCCCAGAACATATTCGTAGATGTTTCGGGGGCTATTGATACATTCGTCGGCTTGCAGTGCCTTGACTCTTTCAGTAATCGCCTCAACGCTATACGGTGTGTCGTGATAGGTTTCGTACAGGCGTCCCCATTCCAGTCCGCACATGTCGCGTTCTACCATCGTGAAGAGTGTGGTGACCCAGTCAATGACGGAACGGAAATAGCTTTCCAGTTCACCGATGGTTTCGTCGTGGCGGTGCAGGCTCATATAGGCATCCACACTCATCCCTTTGCTGTGGCATATCCATTTGAGGGATTCGGCCAGATAGTCCTGTCTTTTCACGTCACCTTTTATATAATGGCTCCATTTCTGTATTTCGGCGTTCTGCGAGTTGCTGAACACTTTCTTGGCTGCGTTGACAAACGGGCCGGAGAAGATGGCGTTGAGCATTTCCTGTTCTTTCAATGATATTCCTACAATGTTGATGGTTCTGAACCATTCCTTGATTTCCTTTTCTTCGCCTTCACATTCGTATATCAGCAAGGGGGATTGCAGGATGCGTTGCTGCTGTTCGGTTGGCAGTCCGGAGAAATATTGCACATTGTCGTTTTCGTCCTTGATGGCGAACTTTCCTGTCACGAAGCGACCGAACGAGGTGATGCGTTGCTGTCCGTCGAGGACTTCGAACCTGCCGTCGGCCGTACGGTTGAAATATATCAAACCGATGGGGTAGCCTTTCAGCAACGATTCGATGACGGCTACATCGTGCTTGCCGTCATTGTAGATGTAGTGACGTTGGTATTCGGGCTGGATGGTCAAGCGGCCGTCCAGGCCGTAAAGACCTTTGCCTTCGAGTTCGTTATAGACAAAGCCTTTACAGAGGTCTCCTACTGTCCATTCGGGGTGTAATGTGGTTTTCATGGTTCGTTCATTTTAATTCATAATTTACGGATAAGCAACCGTGCATAGGTTGATATTAGGGTGTTATTGCTCCGGATGGCACCTCTACGATTCAAATCTGCAAAGTTTGGAGCATCGGAAGAGGTATATTCTTTGGTCTTTAGGTTCCACTCGTTGCCTCTATCGGTTATCCCTAATATTTCAAACTGTTCGGGACAATACTTGTCAAGAAAAGATATGGGAACTCCCATTGCACCTTCATAGTCGGAAGGGATGGCATCGGTGAAGGGTACTTCTATGGCATCGTAATTGTCATAGTGGTCATATGCCTCTTTACCTTTCAGTTCTTTGTGTTTGGAGAATCTTAGATTGTCTGCCATTGTCATCAATGGCAGAGGTTCGTGACGGCGACCGTGGTCAACATTGGTGAGCCATATGCAATTACGGAATTTCACGAGATTGGTAGCTTCATCATATACTCCTGCCGCGTACTCGTTTTGAGTAGCAGGACGGAAGTAGGCATTCCCTCCTGCAAAAGGAAGCCCTAACCAAACCTGATTGCTCTTGATGAGCGGGAACACCTCTTTGTAAGTGATGGCGTTCATATTACCTATGATGATAAACTTCTTGTTCCCCTCCACCATCCAGGCCAAGAACTCACGAAACAGCGAGAAAGGCGGATTGGTGATGATGAAATCCGCTTCATCCCGCAGTTCGGTGACTTCCTTGCTGCGAAAGTCACCGTCGCCTTCAAGGTACTGCCATTCCAAGTCGTCGATATTGATACGCCCGTCACCTGTACGGTCTTGTTCCAGCACAAAGATTTTCCCCTTTACTTGTGCCTTGGACGGGTCAAATTGAGGGGCATCCTGTTCGAACAGTGTGGGCTGATAAGGAGCCTTGTATTTCTTGCTGTCTGGCGCATAGCTGGTAGAAATGAGTTTCTTCAAACCCAGTTCGTCAAACTTGGCTGCGAAGTAGCGTGTAAAGTTGCTCCATTCGGGGTCATCGCACGGTAACAATACCGTTTTACCCCGAAACACGTCGGGGTCGTATTCCAGATATGCGTTCATTTCCACCTCGATGTCGTGGAACTGGGTATAAAATTCATCGTTCTTGGCGGCCTTGGCCTCTTTCAGGTTCGTATTTGCCATAATCTTTCGGTATATATAAGATGTCGATTGCAAATGTACGCTTTATTTTGAACACAAAGATACGGAGTCACAGAGATTTTCATTTGTCAAAGTGAATATTTCTCCGTGTCCTTATGTTTCCGTATTCAAAATAAAGAATCATTCCTCGAACACATCCCCGAACCTCCGCAGTATCGCCCGCGTACAGGCCCACGAAAGCAGCCGCTGGCTATGTCTGTACCCCAGCCGGTGGAGTTCTTCCATTAGCTGACGGTCGTCCTGAATCCACAGCCGCAGGCGGCGGCTGGCGTTTTGTGGAACGATGGTGGGAAAATACTTCACCGCTATTTCCTTGATTGTATAGGCTCTCTGTTGCATATGTCTCCGTATTTTTTTGTACAAAAATAATACATTTATCCGAAAGTTGCAAAAACAACTTACGGTGCTGGTTGACATTCTTTCTTGCCGTGCCTTGCTTTTGGAAAAACGATGCCTTGCTTTCCGGAAAGCCATGCTGTGCTTCCGTAGAAAAGCTGCGTTCCGCTTTTGGGAAAGCAAGGCAAGGCCGGCCGGAAAGATGAGGACGAGGGGAATAACTGCCCCTAACAATGCCCATCGGTACGTACCTGCACTTATGGGACACGGTTCTTTTTCGGCACATTACCTTTGCAGTGTGATCACAAGAAATGAATGTCTAACAAAAAAGAAAGTATCAATGAAGAGAAATGTGAACTATGGAGTGAGTCCGCGAAAAAATCCGCGTGACCGCGAAGCTGCCCCGAAATTCTACGGGCAGATTGTAAGTAACCAAAGCGTCAGCATCGAGGAACTGGCCGAAGTCATCGCCAAACGCTGCACGGTGAAGCTGGCCGATGTACTTGGTGTGGTGTCGGCCTTCGAGACGGAAATGAAGAAGGCACTGCTGAACAGCGAAATCGTGGAACTGGACCGCATCGGCCGTTTCCGCGTAACCGTCAGCGGAAAGGGGGCAGAGACGGAAGAGGACTTCAGTACAGAGCAAATCAAGAATGTGAACGTGCGTTATTCACCCGCCAAGTACATCAAGGAGGTATTGGCAAACGCCACCTTTGCGAAGAAACCCCTTTACATCCGCGAGATAGTAACCGAAGAATGAACCTTTAAAAAAAAAACAACATTATGGCAAAATCAATCAGATACGTTGTACGACGCAAACGTAATCCGCAGGACAAGGAAGCGTCTCCCAAATTCTATGCAATAGTCTCGTCCAGAGGTACCACCACAACCCGAGAACTGGCCGAGAACATCAGTGCAGCCACCACCTTCCAACTACCCGACGTGGTAGCTGTATTGGCCGCCCTGCAACTGGTGGTGTGTGAAGAACTGGCGAAAGGCAATGTGATTTCGCTCGGCTCGCTGGGCTACCTGAAGATGACGATGAACTCCAAGGGAGCAGTCACCGGCGAGGAGTATAAAGTAGGGAATTGTTTGAAAGCCGTGAACTGTCGATTCATCACATCGAAGTATCTCAAGCTGACGGCCGAGGCTTCATTCACGAAGAAGAATACCACAACTGTGGCTTCGGAAACGGAAAAAGAAGAGGAAGAAGGCGGTGAAGACTTGACGGCTTGACATTTAATCCCTTTTGAGGCATGAACAGCAGAGGACTGAGAAACTGTAACCCGGGGAACCTGCGACGGACGAAAGACCGCTGGAAGGGACTCCGGTCTATACAGACAGACAAGGAATTCTTCCAGTTCGTGGACATGGCGCACGGATACCGCGCCATGATGATAACGCTACAGAACTACGTGCGCCGGCATGGCTGCCGCACGATGGCGGGAATCATCAAGCG